AGCCATGGCGTTTCCCGTACCTCCCGCGTTATCCGCGAGTGAGGCGGCCTGCGCGATCATCTGCCCTTGCCAGATGGACTGCCCCATGAGTTGGCCCAACGTGCCGTTTCCTTCCTTTTGACACGTCAGATAGAAATCGAATTTTGCAGGGATCGTGGTATGCGCGGTCGTCGTGAGATTGATCGCGCCCGTGGTGAACGCGATAACCGCCCCGACCATGATCTGCGCGGTGAAGGTATCCGGACCCGTCACACGGTTGGAGATCCCCGCCGTCCCGAAAATATGCAGCCCCTTGCCGCGATAGAAAAAATTCGGCGGAAGGGTGATGAGTGCCGACGACGCGCCTTCGAGCGCCGTCGCGCTGGTGAGCATCGACTTCGCGGTGGTGTACGTGTTGTAGAGTGTGCCAGGGGCTTTCAGGGAGGTCAGGACTGCGGCCCACGAGTTACTTGCCATCGCATCTCCTTACAACTTTGGCAACTTGGCGATTTCCGCCTTGATCATATCGAGTTGACTCTGGGCGGCGTTCGCCGTGTCTTCCGCTGCGACGCGTTTCACGTTCGCGGATTCAATCGCGGTATTGATCGCGTCAAGAGATTTCTGCGCTTTCAGTAGAGAATCCTCGTGCGCGGCATTGACCATCGCGATTTGCTCGTGAGCATTCTCAACAATGAGCTGCGCATCCTGTGCACTCTTAATAACGACGGCATCTGAATCGATATGAGCTTGATCGACAATGGCTTTTGCATGCGCTTGTGCATCCGCGACAATCTTCGCAATATCTGCGTTCGTGTTGACGACGAGCGCCTTCGCGGCCTCCACCTCTCCGTCTGCGGCGGCCTTCTCTAGAATAGCCTGATCGCGCTGCTTGTGTAGTTGCGCGATATGGTCCACCGTCGATCCAATGCTATCGAAGATATCCGCTGCGGCCACCATGTCGGCGTACTGTAACGCCATGCGCCGAAGGGAATCGGCAATCGTATGTATTTGCGCCATTGCTCTCTCCTTACTGTCTCATGTTGTTGGCACGTCGCAGCAATGCCGTGACGGTGATCGACGCGGCTACACCCACGACGCTCAAAATCGGTGCGATAAAGCGGGGGTTCTCAATGACCGTGAAGGCTTTCTGAGTCGTCGCAGTGGCCGCCGTGCCGCCTGCGGCATTGTTTAAGGTCGGAAAGGAGTGCGTCGGATAGTCGGCGGGAAGAATATTCCCTCCCGTCACAGCTACGGTTGCCCCACCGAAGACATCGGTGGCCGGTGCGTCGCCCACGATAAATGTGATGTCGGCCCACTCCGGCCATTCAATGGGCGTCCCGAATGGGGTCGCGGTAATCAAGACCCAGGTCGCGAGGATAATCGAGCCGTCTCCTCGTCCAATTTGATTGACGTAACTCGGATCGATAGATGGCATGAAGCTCCTCCGTTACAGACAGGCCCGACGACTGATGTCGTCCTTGGCAGTGTTGAGACAGTTATTCTTTGAGACGCGAACGAGCTCTCGTATCTGAAGCCCGTTCTCGGTCGAATCGTTCTTCCACTTTTCGACAAGCTCTTTGACGGTGACTTGGTGTTCTTTCATGATCGTCAAGGTCTGTGACGAGATATCGTCGTGGGTGGTACGGCTCTCCTGCATGGAGGCAGAAATGCCTCCTGCGGTAAAGATCGTCACGGCAAGACTGATCCAGATCTTTGGGTCCATAAACATACCCTGTAGTTTTTCTCTCATTGTATCATTCATCCGAGCGGTCCCATTGATACGTCGGTCGGGATGAACCCCGCGACGGTGGCCTGACGTGGAGTCGCAAATACTTTGGCGTGTCGCAGCATCATGAGTCCGACACGAGTTGCCGACATTAAATCGTCGTTTTCTTTGACGATAAGCCCATCTTTCCGATGGTACATGCGGTATTCCTCAAACCAATCGTTGAGATGCTTCGCGACACGCAGGCGTCCCGTCTTCAGTCGCTCAGCCATCTCCATCACGCCTGCTTCGAAACTGTAGCCGCCAGTCCCTTCGAGCATCCCCGGTTCGGGTGGATGCGTCGCTTTTTGAGGCAGCATCTTGACATTGAGTTTCCGGTAGCTATCCGCGACCTTCACACCGGACGACTTGTCGTGTTGCAAGGCGTCGTGGGGCCAGGCGACAGGAATCCATGGCCCGCGTGCCAGGATCGAGGCTGAGTGGACGACCGGGAGTTGCTCAGAGACGCGGTATGCGTCGTACAGATAGACGATGTCGGTATCGCGGTCCCAGGCGAGCCAGACGACGGCAGTGGGGTGATCCCACCCGATATCCATCCCGGCAAGTCGCGGCCAGTGCGACGGAATCATCGGCGCGAGGATCTCAATCTGTTTTTCGTCGGTATCGAACACACGCCCGCTGCCCATGATCGGGACGCCAAGTGCCCGCGCATCGCGCTCGTGCCGAGGGTAGCCTGCAATAATCGCTTTGATCTGTTCGTCGGAGTAATGCTTGGCGTCGTAGATCGTCATGTTCGTCACATGCGACCCCGCAGGCTTTTCTTTCAAAAAGCGCGTGACGACTTCCGACATGCCGAGCAGCGGGGTGAAGGTGAGATAGACAATGCCGTCCGTCGCATTCGTTCGTGTCTTCCCTTCCGAATAAATTTCCAACGGAGGCTCTTCGTCGAACCAGACGCCGTCGAGCGTTTCCCCTTGCCAGCGTTCTCGCCCTTGATCGTAGGACTTGAGCCCGATGCTCGACTGGCCTCCGGAGACGTGCTTGACCAGGATCGTTTCAATCAGATCCGGGACGTTTCCAGAGGCGCGTTTCAGGCCATTGATACAGGCGAGTGGAACCGCCCCGGTACCCCAGTCGCCAGGGCGACCGAGCAAGAGGCGTTGGGGATTGTCGCGGCACGTCTGCCCGGTCGGGGCTCCGGCCCAGAATGCGGTGGGTTTGAGAAACCGTTTCCCCTTCCACCAAGACGGATAGCGTCCCGTGAGATGCAAGGCGGTTTCCGCCGAGGCGGATAAGGTCTTGCCTAATTGGTTCCCAGCTTTGAACAGACGTTCCTTGATACCGGGAATCCCTCCGGCGTCGTGGAACTCTATCTGCTTAGGGTACGGCGTGTAGAAGTCGAGCCATCGCTGTGCAAGGACTTGTTCAATGGCCTTCTCTGTTCGTTCCAGTACATCCATGCAAAAGAGCGTCCCGTGTTCACTAATTCGTCCTGTTCACGAATCCTGAACAGGTAGTTTGTTACATCCTCTGCCGAGCGAGAGACCTCAACGTGGCGGGCCACTTCCTCCCGCGTGGGGCCGTTTCCAGGCCCGTCGTATTGGTAGCGGTGGCCGGACTCGAACCGGCTTTACCGGCGTATGAGACCGGTAAGAAAACCCTTCCTATCCCAACCGCATCACGTCGATTCATAGGGACGCACATAGTGCGCGTACCCGTGCCCGCATTGTTCGCACCGACTGATCGTCCACAGCCGTTGCCATTGCTCAGTTCCGCAGAGTGCGCATTGCACGCGGACGGCGTTGTTGTGAGAGGTCTGTTCGATCTGTTGCATAATGCAACGCGTAATGTTGACAATCTTTTGCGAATTGTTAACAAACCAAGAGGGAAAAGTTTACAAATCCTCTTCGCTCAGCCCATGCTGATCCGCCTCTTGGCACTCGTCCCAATGTTTGTCGATTCGAGCCATGATCGCGTAGCCCATCCCTTGACAGATCCGATGCTCGCCGTTCCACCGTGAGGACTCAATCGCATTGCGCGATCCATCGGGATGTTTGCCATGGTCGATCTGTCCCACGAAGATGAAGTGGCTGTAGCGGTTCTGAATCTCGTCGAGTAACTGTACGGTCGTCACGAGCTCCAAATTGAGCGCCATAGTTACCCCCGCGCGATGACAATCTGCGATTGCTCCAATCCTTGCTGAATCTGATCGAGCGGGCTCACGATCACGTCCGGATCTTCGAGCCGCTCGGCGTGTTGCTCAAAGTCGCGCAGTAAGGCGTAGGCCGCCCGGTGTGCGTTCGACTTGACTTGGAACCCATCCACGTAGCAGATCTGAAACCCGACCGTTCCATCCACGTGGTCTTCCAGGTTGAGGTGTACGAGCGCCATTAGTTCACCCCCAAGCCCGTTGGAGCCTTTGGCTTCTTGACCGACACGGTATAGGAGATAGACAGGGTATTATCGGCCTCGTTGCTTTCGGGAATACGGAGCGCGTCGTCAACCGTTGCCACGACCGTATGCGGCCCTGCGGTCGCCACGTAGAGCGGGTTACAGCTCGTCCCGGTTAAGGTGACACTGGCCCCCGCTGCGAGCGGCCCTGGCACGAGTTGACATTGCTTGGATGACGTGCCGTCTGTGCTAAAGCTGATCCCGATCCCGGTCGTCGTAGGGTCGCCGTTTGATACGGTGCCCGCCGTGCCGATATTCTTGACGACTGCCGTATAGGTGACAACATCGCCAATATGCGGAGTCAACGGGCTAATCGTGAGCGAGGTCACGACCAAGTTCGGAAGCAGCGTACTGTAGACTTTACAGACTTGCGCGCTGCG